GCCCGGATGCTGCAACCATCGAGGATGAAGTGGCGGCTCTTGGCCCTGATGCGGTAGCTGACAAGGGTATGACCGTTTTCCCGCGTGACCCGGACGGCAATCCGATCTTTTACGATTACCAGATCAAAGGCATGTTTAAGGATGCTTGCGGCATGCTTTCCCGCATCGGCGGCAAGACCGAGACTGGCAAGAAGAAGGCCGTGAACGAAAGCGGCAAGCTGACTGCTTACAAGAAGGTCATTGACGGGCTGATCTTCGTTCAGCCCCGCATGATTCTCATTCACGTGAACGGTGAGATTACCGACTGCCAGCGTCCGCTGCGTGCCCAGACCGCACAGGGCGAGCGCGTGAGCCTTGCCAACAGCGAGGAAATCCCGGCGGGCAGCACCTGCGAGTTTGACGTGACCCTCCTTGACGACAGCCACGAAAAGGTTGTGCGTGAGTGGCTGGATTATGGCATTCTGCGCGGCATCGGCCAGTGGCGCAACAGCGGAAAGGGCCGCTTTACCTACACCGCCTATGAGGTGAAGGCCTGAGAGCAACGGCATGGCATTGACGGCCCTGATTCGCGGAGGCGGAGTGCAGCGATGCTTGGCAACGGCAAGGCTGAGTTCGATTGGCCGTGCGATGGCTTTGCGCAGCGATGCTCAGCAAAGGCGGTGCAGCTCGAGGCGTGGCAAAGGCTATGAGGTGAACTGCTGTGCAGTGGCAGCGTGCTGCGACCTACCGCATTGCAGCGGCACTGAGAAGCACAGACGGGCAAGGCAAAGGCAAAGCGAAGCAGAGCATGGAGAGGCTGAGCAAGGCATGGCACGGCACCGAGAAGCAAAGGCACGGTGAAGCAATGCGAGGCGCGTCGAAGGAATGGCAGAGAAAAGCGCTGATTTGATTTGCGAAGGAAAAGTGGTGCACCGTAACGATTCGCTGCGGCAAGGTTTTGCTTCGGATGCATTGGCATGGCAGAGAGAAGAAATGCCGTGATTTGCGCAGCAATGGAATAGCAAGGAGGAGCCAGGCGCAGCGACGGCACAGCAAAGAAAAGACATTTTATTAAAAGGAGAAACGAGCATTGCCGTTGTAAACGGTGCTTGCGGTAAGGCGTGCGGCGCACTGGGCTGCTATCTGGTGCTGACCGAGTACGATGATGACGGCCACATGATCTGTGCCAAAATGGCCCGCGTGGACGGTTCTGCCATCAGAGAAAACGTTTACTATACCCTCAAAAATGGAGAGTTTGTGGAGGCTGAGCCGTGAAGAAACACTACAACAAGCGCTGGCTTGAACAGCGCTTGGATGCAAGGCAGTCGGAACGGCTGGAGCGCATTCGGCTGAAAAGGATTCTGAGAGCCAAGGGAGAGGAGAGAGAAGATGAACCCGAGCATAACGATAACAGAATGCTGCAAGATTTTGAGGGATAATCAGATCCCGAAAACCAACGACGTGCTCTCTGCGCAAATTCAGGCCGGACTTTTCCCAGAATGGGCAGTCCCTTCCGTTGGGAGCAAAAGAGCCTGCCCGGATATCTCAAGAGCGCGATTTATGAAGTGGGTCAAGGATTTTTACTGCCTTGACAAAGTCTACACGGAGGAGGATCCGAAAGAATGAAACTCAAATCTACTACTTACTACTGGCTGGCTGTCATTATTGGCGGCATTGGAATGGGCGCAGGCTTGGGTGCAGAGGGCACGGCGCAGACCACGGGAGAAATCCCCGGTACGCTGTTTGCTGTGTCTCTGCTCCTGATTCTTACCGCTGTTTTGCTGATGCGTTTAGGCTTTGCCGCTGAAGCACGTGAGCGGGCAGCAAGGCACCGCCGTTACGGCAAGATCGTCCGCAGCCACGCCCGCAACCCGGAGTATCCGGAGAATCAGGAGCGTGGGGCATGATGACGGCCAAAGAATACGTTGAGGACAAAGTCAAATCCTACACGCGGCTTGCAGAGCGCTGCAGGCGAGAGGCCGAAGCATCAGATGACATTGTTGTCCGGGCCGGATACTCCGCACGGGCAAACGTCTGGGAGATGTGCGCCGAAGAAATGGACAACGTGCGGGAGATGCTGCAAGAGGAGTCCGGGGAGATCACGTATGCCTGACACTGTCCTCCATGTCATGTGGTACACCGTGTACGATGCCAAGACCGGAGACCTGATTGCCAGCGGTACGTCTGAGATGTGTGCCAGACGGCTGGGTTACAAAACCGCAAACAGTTTTGCGTCCGCAAGCAGCCACAGCCGCAACGGCAGGCGTCGGGCTCGCAAGTACATTTTTGAGAAAGAGCTTATTCGACGTGATGAGGTAGACAGTCTGCCGCCGATACGCCGTAAAAAAAGAAGAGCTTGCCCGTGCCCCAACACGGACAAGCCAAAAGGGTGATGAGTTTTGCCGCCCATCACCACAAAAATAGCACAAAACAGGAGGTTTTACAAGTGGCACTTTTGCAAATCTATGACGGGCTTGAAAATCCGCCGAAACTTTTAGAGAGACGCTCTGCGCAGACAGTGGGAGAGCTGATCCAGCGGGCGGATACGCTGTCCGAAAAGGAACACGCGCAAGGTTATCCCCGCAATACCTACATCGTATATAACAACGATGGCGAGAGAGTTTATCAGAGGTGGTGAATATTTATGCAAGAAGAATTGACCGTCCGGGTCGAGCACCCGGAACTGCCCGCGATCCGGTGGAATGAAGCTGAGGTGCAGCAGAACCTGGCCGAGATGCTGGCCGCCTACACCGGCCGCGTCTACACCCCGGAGACCATCAAGGATGCCAAGGCCGACCGCGCCGCAGTGAACAAACTGGACAAGCAGCTCAGTGATGCCGCCCGCAGCGCAAAGGCCTTTTACATGAAGCCGCTGGAAGAGTTCTTGCAGAGCACCAAGCAGATGCAGACCCAGTGTAAGGCCGTCTCCGGTGCCATTGACCAGCAGGTCAAGGCGGTGGAAGAAGCTGAGCGGCAGGATAAACAGGACGCGCTGCGGGCTGTCTATGCCGACTGCATAGGCGAGCTGCGGGAGATGATCCCATTTGACCGCATGCTTGTGCCCCAGTGGCTCAACAAAACCTATGATCTGGCAAAGGCCGGCCGGGAGCTGCGCAAGAGAGTGGAGACCCGGCGGGAAGAGCTGCGTCTGATCCGGGAGACCTGCGGCGGGGACGCAGAGGCTTGCACCACAGAGTATCTGCGTGAACTGAATCTGAACGCCGCCCTCGTGGAGCACAGCCGCCGCCAGAATGCCCGGGACGCCCAGCGCCGCGCAGAAGCCGAGAGAATGGCCGCAGAGCGGGCGCAGGCCAATGCTCCGGTTGTTATCTCTCCGACCGATGAAGAACGCCAGATCGCCGCAGAAGCGGTCCAAACGGCGCAGGCCAATGCAGCCATCACGCCGGATGGCAGGTTGGATTTCAGCATGCTTCAGAGATTCGCAGAGCCTGCACAGTCGGAAGCCCCTGCCCGCAAGCAATATCGTTTCTGGGTAGAGTTCACCCGTGAGGACATCGCATGGTTCAAGCAGGGAGCTGCAGAGCGCGGCTTCCGCTATGGTTCTATCAAATAATTTTGGAGGTACTTACTTATGGCATTTACTCATCCCGGCGCACCCGCGCCTACTTCGTCTGTTTCCAACGCACAGTCTCTGGCAAACCGTTCCGTCCAGAATGCCAACCGTGCAGGCAGCGCCGCTATGCAGGCCGCATCCCCGTCCGTTCCGGTGGAGATCACTGCTGCCGATGGCCAGCACCTAGTCGTCAGTTTTGACGAAGTACGGCGTTTTATTTGCGACCAAGCCACCGACACCGAGTGCAAGATCTTTCTGGAGACCTGCAAGCAGTACAAGCTGAACCCCTTTACCAAAGAGGCTTACCTGATCCACTACGACAACAAGAACGATGACACCGCCAGCACCATCGTGCTGGGCAAGAACTGCTACATGCAGATGGCCGAGCGCAACCCCAACTTTGACGGCTTTGAAGCTGGCGTGATCGTCCTGACCGCAGATGGCCAGCTGCTGAACCGTGAGGGTTCCATTGTCTATGATGGAGACGACGGCGAGACCCTTCTCGGCGGCTGGGCGAAGGTCTACCGTAAGGACCGTACCCGCGCCAGCTACGAGGAAGTCAAGCTCAGCGAGTATGACACCGGCAAATCCCTCTGGAACGGCAAAAAGGCCACCATGATCCGCAAGGTGGCTTTGGTACACGCCCTGCGTGAAGCGTTCCCGTCTACCTTTGGCGCTCTGTACGATGAGAGTGAGGTGCGTGTGGATGCCGAAAGCACCGCCCGCGAGGTGTCGCCTGAAGAGCTGCCGGTGCTGGATCCTTACGCAGGCTCCCACCGCCACCGCAAGACGGCAGGCACCCTGGTCCCTGCCCCGGATGCACCCTCTGCAGAGGAAAACGCCGATGATCCGTTTGGCGGTGATGATGCATGATCGTCCAGACCAAGAACGGCATCATGCTGCACGGTGAGATCGCCAAAGACCCGGTGATCCGGGATGCCGGTCAAAAGCGGGTGCTGAAATTCGACCTGAAAGCCAGCCGCACACAGGACGAGACCGGAAAATGGCAGAGCTTCTTTGTGGGTGTTAACCTCTGGCACGGCATTGACCAGTGGGACGGCATGCTGCAGAAAGGCGATCAGGTCACAGTTTTTGCTCAAAAGCTGAAAGAGCGGGAGTATAACGGCAAGATCTATTACGACGTGGACGCGGATGATGTTCAGCCCGGCGGGCTGGTGACATTCCGTTGGCTGCAACAGATGATCGACCTGATGGCACAGCCCGGCCCGCCGCTGGAACCCGCAGAACCGGCAGCAGAACCGGAAGGCCTGCATGGCGCGCAGATGTACCCCGGTGAAGCGCTTGCGGATTACGCACCGCACAGCACTGCTGCACCCGAGGCAGCCCCACCTGCCGAATATGATCCCATCAACGATGATGCCGACGACCTGCCGTTCTGATCTTGCAAGCTGTGCTATCTGGCTATACGGGCGTACAAAGGAGGTGAGCAAGTGGCAAAGGATGAAAAGAAGTCGTTTGTGGTGTATCTGGACTGGTTTGATGCGCTGGAGGAGTACACGGATGCCGAAGTCGGACAGCTGATGCGAGCTTTGGCAAAACACGTCCGCACTGGTGAAAATCCAACGTTTTCCGACCGTGGAATGCGTGGGAACTTCCGTTTCATGTGCAATGGAGTGGATTCGGCTACGGAAAAGTACGAGAACGTCAAGCAAAAGCGCCGTGAAGCCGGAAAAGCCCGTGCAGCTCAAATGCAAGCAAACTCAGCACATGCTAGCACATGCTACCAAGTGCAAGCAAGTGGTAGCTATAATGATACTGTTACTGGAACTGTTAATGGAACTGGAACTGTTAATGGAACTGGAACTGTTAATGGAACTGGAACTGTTATATCCCCTAACGGGGATATATACAATAGCGCCACCCCCGCCGCCGTTGACGTAGAACTTTCTAAAATCGTCCAGCATTATCAGCAGGCCGTTGGGGACTTCCCACGCTCTGCGCTGGACAAGCTGCAGAAGTGGAGGCAGGAGTACAGCACAGAGATGATCCTGTTGGCGATTGACAAATCCACAGAAGCCGGAAAGCGCTCGTGGAGCTACATCAACGGCATATTGTCAGGCTGGAAACGGGACGGCCTGCGCACGCCGGGGGATGTGGAAGCCAACGAACAAAGCCGACAAGCCAGACCGCGAGGCAAGCAGCCAACCGAGACCGTAGACGACCAGCTTGCACGGGTGCTGGCGAAGATGGACAGAGAAAGAGGGTTTGAGACATGACGCGGGAAGACGTGGCAAAGCTGATTCGCATGAATTTTGTGCTGTACAAGCTGGGTTCCAAGCCGCTGACCGATGAGGAGATGCAGACCACCATTGATGTGTGGACGTACCAGTTTGGCGACTATGACGGCGATACTGTCAAGCGGGCTTTTCTGGCGGCGAACCGGGTATGCGTTTATCCGGTCACGGTTGCCGACATCTTCAAGCAGCTTTCCCAGTGTCTTGACCCGTCCGCTGAATGGGAAGCTCTGGCTGTAGCGGCACGCAAGGCACAGACATTTTTGAGCTGGCGCAAGTTCCCGATGGTGACCGGCATTGACGAAAAGGGCGGGCTGCTGCGTAGCGACGGGCAGAAAGAGCTGAAAGCCCTGTATGACCAACTTCCCCCGGCAGCAAAATCCTATGCCGGGAGCGTGGGAGGGCTTGCAGAGCTGGCTGAAATGCCAGACCTTACATACCGCCGTGCCGAGTTTTTGAAGCAGGCGCAGGCAGATATCACCACCGCCCCGCGTGAAGCTGCAAGGCTGCGGGCGAGCGAGCCGACAAGAAAGGAGATTGAAAAATGAGCGATAAAAGATTGATTGACGCGAACGCTTTGCACAAGCGCATTGAAATGAACCTTCGTGCAAGCAATCCGTTCACTATTGAAGAATGCTGCTATAAGGATGCCCTGAACAGCGTGGACGAGGCTCCAACCATCGACCCGGAAACACTGCGGCCGACATGGCGCAACCCTGAAACGGACCCGCCGAAAGTCGAAGAAGATGTGCTGATTCTGTTTGAAACCGCCTGCGGTGGATATGGGATTACGACGGCTAACTACGAAGATGGCACAGTCTTGTCCCAAAAGAGCGCTTTCTACTGGGAAGAAATTTCCGAGTGGGGAACCTACGATAAAGAAAGCGATGATTACTTTATTCCTAAAGGCTGGTGGGAATATCGTTATTTCAACCAGGATGACATTTACGATAACCGTGTAGATGCTCACGTGGTTGGCTGGATGCCGCTGCCGCCGAAGGAGATTACAAAATGAGCGAATTTATCGACCGCGAAAAAGCCATCGCAAACATCAAAGCGGCATATTGCTGTGGCTGCGAAAATTACAACGGCGTAAGATGCCGCGCGTGTCAGATCATGGACGCGATGGATGTGCTGGAAGACGAGCCGGCAGTCGTTCCGGATGTCCAGCGCTGGCGCAAGACGGCAGAAGAGCCGCCGACTGAGGCTGATGCAAATGAAGACGGCGACGTCCTGAGCATCAACAACAACCCCAGCGACGGCTTCATAACAAATTGGCCGTGGAACATGGTGGCGGCTTTCCCGGAAAACCTCACGGTCTGGATGCCCATGCCTAAACGGCCGGGCGAACGTCCCAAAAAGCTTTATTGGCGTGAAGAAACAATCAATGAGATTTGCCCCGTTTGCGGGTATGAATGCAACGATGATTATTACCTCGATAAATATTGTCCCGGATGCGGAACACGCCTTTGGTTTAACGAGGAGGAAGCCGAACATGACCAACCCGACATGTAAAGACTGCCCTGACCGGCACCCGATCTGTCACGACAGCTGCCCACGGTACGCCGAGTACAAGCGTCAACTGAAGGAGCAACGTGCATACACGAAAACCAGGAATGCGCTGGAGTGCATCAGCAAGAACGCATTTAATCAGGAATTTTGGATGGGAGGAAGAAAACGGTGAAAGTGTTGATTGCCTGTGAGGAATCGCAGGAGGTCTGCAAAGCATTCCGGGCGAAAGGTCACGAAGCCTATTCCTGCGACCTGATTGAGCCGTCCGGCGGGCATCCAGAGTGGCATATTCTCGGTGACTGCTTAAAGGCCATCGAGGGGGGGCAGGTCGTGACCATGGACGGAACCGTGCATGACGTGCCTCGCTGGGACATGATTATCGCATTTGTCCCCTGCACAAAGACGAGCAACGCGGGAGCAAGACACCTGTACAAGGGCGGCAAGCTTAATCTTTCCCGGTATTACGAGGGACTGTGCGGCAAGGCACTTTTCCTCGCCGTTTGGGCGGCAGACTGCGAAAAAGTAGTGATTGAGAATCCTACTCCCAGCAAGATTTTTGATTATCCAAAGCCTACGCAGGCAATCCAACCATATGAATATGGGCATCCCTACAGCAAGAAAACGCTGCTGTGGGAGCGCGGTGTGCCGCCGCTGCATCCGACAGACATCGTGGAGCCTATGGCAACATGGTGCCCGTCCGGCTCCTACTCGCACAAGCACGGTGAGCAACACAAGGGGATGTTTACCACTGACCGCGCAAAGAACCGGGCAAAAACTTTTCCGGGCGTTGCAAAGGCTATGTCCGAGCAATGGGGGTAAGCAGATGAAACCAAAAACCAAATCTGAACTGATGGTCGAGTGGGCCAGCCAGCCCGACCAGCTCAAAAGAGAGCGGGAAGTCAAGGATGTCCGCAAGGCGATGGACGATGCCCGCGCCGTGATGCAGGACGGTCTGAACCGGTACGTCAAGAAAAAGACCAAAGCCCGCAGCATGGCAAAGGCTGAAGCTGACCCCTTTTCTGAGCTGGAAGGCTGGGAAAGCATGGAGCAGATTCAGGATGCCTACGGCTATGGCGAGATTACTGCCGACAGGCGGGACAAACTCACCGACTTGTGGGAAGCCCGGGAAGCTGCCAGGAACAGCCGCAAGGGCGCGGACAAGTACCACGACCTTGTGACGGAGATGCTGGAAACGGCCATCCGCCGGGTGGGCAATGAGTACGTAGATATGCTGTTTGAGTATGACCAGCAGCGCAGGAAAGCAGAAAAGCAGTGCGAGCAGCTGGCAATGGAAGGGATGATGAAAAAATGAAAGCTATCTTGATGAGCATCCGGCCTGAATGGTGCGACCTCATCATTCGGGGGCAAAAGACCCTTGAGGTGCGCAGAACAAAGCCTGGGAATCTAAAGACTCCATTCAAGTGCTATGTCTATTGCACGAAAAGCAAATCCAAAATAGGCTGGCTTCTAATTGTCCCGGGCAAAGGATGGAAGCGGTTGGATGGCAATATCATTGGCGAGTTTACATGCGACGGCATCCGACGCATTGGCCCTGAATACTGTGTGGTCAAAGAAGATATCGAATCTGCGATTGCTGGAAGCTGCCTCAGTATCAAGCAGGTGAAGAAATACGCCGGCTGGGATATCGGTATGAACTATTCCGACATGAAAGACCTGTATGGCTGGCACATTTCCGACCTAAAAATTTACGACCGCCCACGACCGTTAAGTGCTTTCGCAAGACTACGGGCAACAAAATTTGGCTATGAGCCTGTAGATATTGAGCGACCACCGCAATCCTGGTTTTATGTGGAGGACGGGAGATGAAGCTGACCCTCTACGGCGACCCCCGCACCAAGAAAAACTCTGCCCGCATCCTCAGAAGCCGCTCAGGTGGGCGCTTTGTGGCCCCTAGCAAGGCCTACGTGGATTATGAGACGGACTGCCTGCGGCAAATCAAAAGGCCGAACAGCCCTATCTCTGCCCGTGTGAACGTGCGGTGCGTATACTACATGAAGACCGCCCGCCGGGTCGATCTGGCAAACCTCATCGAGGCTACCACGGACATTCTGGTGAAAGCCCGCGTGCTGGAGGACGACAACAGCACGATCGTTGCCGCCCACGATGGCAGCAGGGTGGAGCTTGACCGAAAGAATCCGAGGGTAGAAATCGAGATTGAAGAAATGGAGGAGTAAAATGCTTGATATGCTATTTGAAGTTGCAAGCACGCTGTTCATGGCAACACTTGCAGGATTTTTCATCTGGTTTGTTCTTAGCGATGGCAACCCAATTGAATATTTCAAGCGGCGGCTCAACCGCAACAAACCTTGCCTTTGCGACCGGTGCGTTTTCTTAAATCAAAAATTTGGGGCGTCAGAACCCGGATATCACTATATCTGCCGGAGAAGTGACAAAGACGAAGGATACATAAATCCGCCCGAATATTGCCACGATTTTGAAGAAAGGAGCAACAATGACCCACACATGGACGCCTGACACCGACACGACGAAGCCAAACAGCGGCGTGGACTACCACACCGTCAAGGCGTGGTTTAAGCAGCTTCGGACTATGGATGACCGAATTGACCGCATCCAGCTGGACATCCGGCAGGCGCATGACAAGGCCACGAAGTGCACCGCCAGCATGACTGGAATGCCCGGCGGATCCGGGCACGGAGACAAAATCGGGCTTTGTGCCGAGGAAACAGACGAAAAGGAGCGCAAGATGCAAGAGCTGCAGGCCGAGCTTAAAGTCTTACGGATGGAAGCAGAACGCCGGATCAAGTACATTGCAGGTACAAAATGCAGCGACATGATGCAGGCTTGCCTGTATGGTTACTATGTCCAAAATCAAAAACAGGTCGTTGTGGCCAGAAGCCTTGGGCTACCGAACGAAAACCGTGTTTCCATGTATGTGCGTGACGGATGCAAGCAACTGGCACGGATTTGGAGCAGTTTTATGTAATTTTCTTACATGTTGTCGTTATTGTTACTACATGTGAGATGTGGTAAAATTAGTATAAGCGGAACCGCCGAAAGCGGTGAGACGCTTGCCACGCAGCCTCCGAAACGTGTCCCTTCTTAGCATTTTCCTCCTTTTCTGCTTGCAGGTACCGGGCTTTGCTCTCTTCACATTTCGCGGGCTGCTTCTATGCGATACACTGACACAAAGGCAGCCTGCCGCTCATGAGAGACAGGAGGCGGTTCGATTCCGCCGTATCGCACCGTATGGCGCATGGACTAGACAACCCGCAAGGCCGCACGTGCAACCTCCCGTGCCGAGAAAAGGCCTTAGAATCCTTGCCAAGGTGTAGCTTTCCTGACAGGATGTGCGCCAACCAACAGCCCCGGCGGCGAACCGGAGCTGTTTTTATATGGCCGCCTGAGCGCAGTTTGGAGCGCGGCGCGTGTGTGTAGACACGGCTGGTTCGATTCCAAGGGCGGCTTTTATACTCCGGTAGCTCAAGTGGTAGAGCATCGGTCTCCAAAACCGCATGTTGCAGGTTCGAGTCCTGCCGGGAGTGCTTGCGTGCCCTATGAGGGGGCTGCGCAATAGCGGGGCATCCGGCCGCGAAAGTTCCGGATGCAGCAGTGCCCACCGTTTGACGCATGTCCAACGAACTGAATGCACGGGTGCTGCTTATATGCCGTCATAGCTCAATTGGCAGAGCGCCGCCCATTTAAGGCGGGACAACGTTGGTGACACCACGGGAACATCACTGCACAGCCAACCACTGCGCACATCCGTTCCGTGGGTGCTGGTTCAAATCCAGCTGGCGGCACATTCGATATTTTGACCGTTCGGATTTCCGGGCGGTTTTTCTTTTGCACGAGTTTAGAGAGGTGGTGGCGGTGGCCTACAGCAAAAACAAAAGGATAGGCAGACCGCCCGTCTTTGAGAGCAAAGAAGAACTTGAGAAAAAAATCGAAGAGTTCTTCAAGAGCTGCGAGGGGAGCGTCCTAGAAGACGAAACCGGAAAGCCCGTTTTGGACAAATACGGAAACGTGATAAAAATCGACGAACGTCCAGAAACGGTCACCGGTCTAGCTTTGGCGTTGGGGTTTAAGTCTCGGCAATCTTTGATTGACTATCAAGGAAAGGCTGAGTTTTCTGACACGATAACGCGCGCGAAACTACGGTGCGAGAGATACGCCGAAGAACGGCTCTATGATCGCGATGGAAACGGCGGCGCAAGATTCAGCCTGCAAGTTAATTTTGGTTGGAACGATAAGCCGAAAGAAGCGGAGCAGGAAGAACGTCACGATGATGGTTTGATAAAGGCATTGAATGCTGCCGCAGACATCAGCCCGCCGGATGACGTGGAGATGCTGCCGGAAGAAGAGGACGACCATGCGGAAAAGTAACGGTTTTCGTTGGAAAGCCCTCAGCCAGCGGCAAAAGCAGGTCTTGAGCTGGTGGACACCGCAGAGCACATACAGCGGCTACAACGGCATCATTGCCGATGGAGCTATCCGCTCGGGCAAGACCTTTGCCATGAGCTTTTCTTTTGTCCAGTGGGCTATGACCTGCTACAGCGGCCAACAGTTTGCCATGTGCGGCAAGACCATTGCCAGCTTCCGGCGCAACGTGCTGGGCACACTCAAGCAGCAGCTTGCAGCCCGTGGTTACAACGTCAAGGAGCATCGGGCAGAAAACTGCATGACCGTCAGCAAGGGCGGCAGAACCAACGAATTTTACTTTTTTGGCGGCAAGGACGAGAGCAGCCAGGACCTGATCCAGGGCATCACCCTTGCCGGGGCATTCTTCGACGAGGTGGCCCTGATGCCGCAGAGCTTCGTCAATCAGGCCACGGCCCGCTGCTCTGTCACCGGGTCAAAGTTTTGGTTCAACTGCAACCCGGGCAGCCCACAGCACTGGTTTTATCTCGAGTGGGTGCGGAAATGCCGTTCCCGCAAGATGATGTATCTCCATTTCACGATGGACGACAACCTGTCGCTTTCCGAGGACATCAAGGCCAGATACCGCAGCCAGTACAGCGGCGTTTTTTATCAGCGCTACATTCTTGGCCTGTGGACGGTGGCCGAGGGCCTTGTATATGACATGTTCGACCGCAAGAAGCACGTTGTTGATGTGCTTCCGGCGCTGTCTCCAAAGAGCAGCTATGTGGCTTGCGACTTCGGCACCCAGAACGCAACGACCTTTCTGCTGTTCCAGAAGCAGGCAGATGCAGACTGCTGGATCGTCACCCGGGAGTACTACTACAGCGGCCGCGAACAGAAGCGGCAAAAGACCGTGGGCGAGTATGTTGCAGACCTCAAGGCGTGGCTGGATGGTCTCAAGCCGGAGAGGATCATTGTGGACCCATCTGCCCTGCCCCTGATTACGGAGCTGCGCAAGAACGGCTTTACCCAGACCCCAGCAAACAACGACGTTCTGAGCGGCATTCTGGACGTGCAGACCATGCTGCAGACCGGGAGGCTGAAGATCTACAAAGACTGCAAGCACACGCTGGAAGAGTTCGGCGTGTACGCTTGGGATCCAGATAAAGACGACACCGTGCTGAAGGTCAACGACCACTGCATGGACGCTATCCGCTATTTCGTGCGCACAAAGCGCCTTGTAAAACTGAGGGATTGATTTTGAGCACTGTATATACTTTCCAGACCTTCCAGCAGGCGCAAGCCGCCGGGGAACAGTCTGATTTCATCCGGCGTTTCGTGCAGCAGCACTGCACTTCCGGACCGTACAAGATGGCGCTGGATGCCGACCTGTACGACGCACAGAAAAACCCGGGGGCAGAACGCTTCGCGCAGGCTTACGCTTTGATGCTGAAACGCCTGTCCAAAAACACCAAGCAGGACATCCTACACCCCGATATGGTCAAGAGCAATCTTTTCCGTCGGCTCAACAAGCAGCGGGCGACCTACTCCCTCGGCAACGGTGTGGTCTTTGCGGACGAGGGCGTGGACAAGGACAGACTGGGGCAGAACTTCGACGAGCAGATCCAGAAAGCCGGATATTTCGCCCTGATCCATGGCGAGAGCTTTGGATTCTGGAACAACGACCATCTGGTTGTTTTCAAGCTGACCGAGTTTGCTCCCCTGTACGATGAAAAGACAGGCCTTTTGCAGGCGGGCGTGCGCTTCTGGCGGCTGAATCCTGACACGGATATGCACTATATCCTGTACGAGCTGGACGGCTTTACCGAGTACACGGAAAGCAAAATCGGCAATGTGATGAAGGAGACAACGTCAAAGCGGGCGTACAAGAGTGTGACCGTCACCACACCCGGCGGCGGGCTGGAAAGCGTGGAGGGCGAAAACTACAGCGCTCTTCCCATTGTGCCGCTGTGGGGCTCCGACCTGCACCAGAGCACCCTTGTGGGGCTGAAAGCCTACATTGACAACACCGATCTGGTGATGTCTGGCTTCTGCAATGACCTGCAAGACTTTTCGCAGATCTACTGGCTGTGCGAGAACTTCAACGGAATGACCGATGACGAGCTGCAGGAGTTCCTTGTCAAACTGAATCTGTACCACATTGCAGGCGCAGACACCAGCGAGGGCGGAAAGATCACCCCATACACCACCGAGATTCCTGTGACGGCTCGGCAGGCTCTGTTGGAGCTGCTCCACACCCGGGTGTATGAGGACTTCGGCGGTCTGGATGTGCATTGCGTCAGCGCGGACAGCACCAACGACCATCTGGATGCGGCCTATGAACCGCTGAACCAGAACGCAGACGACTTTGAGGCGCAGGTCAAGCCGTTCATCCGGCAGATCTGCGCACTGGCTGGCTTTGACAACGCGATGCCGGCATTCAACCGCAGCAAGATCACCAACACGGCTGAGCAGGTCAGCATGGTGATTTCCGAGGCCGCCATTATCGGGCAGGACATGGCAATCGACCTGCTGCCAAACCTGACCCCGGAACAAAAGGAGCAGGCCAAGGCCGCGCTGATGGCTGAGAGCGCAGCACGGGAGACCGTGGACGATGAGGGAGACACCGATGAAAAAAAACAGAAAAATTTATGATCCTCTGGGAAGATTGATCGATGTGATGCTTTTCGTCGCTGATTTTGCCATTGTGGCTGGGTGCTTTCTGGCCGTTGCGCAGGCGATTGGCTTATGACCGACCGTGACCGCATTTCCACCCGCCAGCTGAACCGCCTGCGCCGCCGCATCCTCCGGGTATACGGCACCGCCCGCCGGGAGATGACCGAGCAGCTCACCGAGTTCCTGGGGAAGTACCGAGCGCTGGACGAGCGCAAGCGGGCGCAGCTGGATGCAGGAGAAATCACCGAAGAGGATTACCGCATCTGGCTGCAAAATCAGGTCTTTCAATCTGATTTGATGCGGGACAAGCTGGACGGCATCACCCAGACCTGCACCACAGCCCAGCAGACGGCCTATAAGCTGGCCCGGGACGAGCAATACAACATCTTTTCCTTTGGCGCAAACTGGGCGTTCTACGAGCTGGAACAGGCTGCAGGCGTGACGTTCGGGCTGACCCTGTACAACACCGAGGCAGTCAAGCTGCTGCTGAAGGAGAACCCCAAGCTGGTGCCAAACAAGCGCATCAAGAGCGAGAGCAACCGCACCTATGATGCCCGGGTGTTCAACCGCTACGTCATGCAGGGCATCGTGCAGGGCAAGAGCGTCCACGACATCGCCGTGCAGGCCGTCAACGGCATGGCTGATACAGAGATCCACTGGGCCATGAACAACGCCATTACAGCGTTGACAGGGGCCCAGAATGCGGGGGCTTTGCAGCAGATGCGAAACGCCCAGGCTTTGGGCATCGAGGTCAAAAAGCGGTGGACCTCCACCCATGACTACCGCACCCGTGAGATGCACCGCCTGCTTGACCAGCAGACGGCAGACCTTGACGAGCCGTTCAAGGTCATGGGCTACGAGATTCAGCGCCCCGGAGACCCCAACGCAGCGCCGGAGATGGTCTACCACTGCCGCTGTGTGCTGTCCTCTGCGCTGGGCAAGTATCCAAGGCAGAACGCCATGCAACGGGACAATGTGACCAAAGAGACCATCCCCGTCATGGATTACACCGAGTGGTATAAATCCAAGGGCGGCAAAGAGAAAGAGCAAATGTGGTGGGCGGAAGAACGCAAGAGAAAGAAGGGATGAACTGTGATCTTGCCGATGGAAAACACCGAAAAGATGATTTTTTCGGGCGTGGGCAAGTATGGCATCCCTGAAATCAAGCCGGAAACGGACATCCGCATTGACAAGCTGGAATGGATCCCGGTCAATTATGCGCTGACGGCCAAAGACAAGGCCACAAAAGGCGTGCATTTTTACAAGGACGATTACCAGTTTGAACGGTTCTGGAACAACCCGGACAAGTATATCCCGCTTTTGCAGCAGTTCGGCGCGGTATGTTCGCCGGATTTTTCGCTTTACAGCGATATGCCGCTTGCAGTGCAGCTTTTCATGCACTACAAAAAGCACTGGCTGGCTGCATACTGGCAGGCGCACGGCATCCACGTCATTCCAACGCTCTGCTGGTGCGGCGAGCAAAGCTATGACTGGTGCTTTGATGGTGAGCCCAGAAACGCCATCGTGAGCATTTCGAGCCACGGCACACAGTCTGACCCGTACGAAGCAGAATGCTTTGCCAAACACTGCCGCAAGGCGCTGGAAGTGCTGCAACCAAGCGGTATTTTGTGGTACGGCAAGTGCCCGGCAGAATTTGACTGGAACGTGACCAAAATCAAGCCGTTTCAATACGAGAGGAGGCATTACCGTGAGTAAAAGAGGTTCGGGCAGCTCTGCGAGAGCGGGCGGATTTGAAGTGGTTATTCAAGGGAAAAAGCAAACTTATTTTAGAGCAGCTGGAGGAGATTACAGAAATTTACAAGACCCAAGTCGTGTTATTTCTTCTCAAATGGCGCAAAAACTTTTTAAGAACAATAAAGTGTCGCCTTTATCCAAATCAAAAATGGATGAAATAAAGAAAAGACGGCAAAAAGAAAGGGACGCAAAGCCAGACTATGAGCTGGGAATGGGGATTCCCGGTGGAAATAAAGAATACAGAAAGACAGCAAGAAATAGCAGGCTTGTAAGCAGGATGCAAAGCAGGAGAAGAAGATAAGCCAATAAAATGAAATTCAACTACGACATCAAATTCACCGACAACACCCCGCAGCTGCATGAAGCGCTGGACTTGTGGGCAGAGCGGGTACTGACCATCTGGGGCATGAAAGTGCAGGACTACGCCCAGCTGCTTGTGCCCACAGGCACGGCAGACAGCACAGGCATTGAGGGCTACGTTGGCGGCGCGCTCAAGCAAAGCCTGACCTACGCCCTCGACCTCGCAAAAAAGACCGTGACTATCGGGTCCAACTTATTGTATTCAATTTGGGTTGAGCTTGGCACGGGCATCTTTGCCGAGAAGGGCAACGGACGCAAAACGCCGTGGGTCTGGAAGGACTTCAACGGCAAGTGGCACTTTACCCGGGGCATGGCACCCCGTCCGTTCCTCCGCCCGGCGGTGGAAGAACACATTGACGAGCTGCGAGAGATCGCAGTGGAAGAAGGAAACAAGGAGGTATAAGCATGAGCAAAATTGAAGAACTGACAGAAGAGCGAGAAAAGCTGCGTCTTGAACAGTTCGAGCATCAAAAAGGCATCGAGGAATGCGAGCGGCGGCAGCTTGAGATTGCTAATCAAATTCGAGAGCTGAAGGTCGAAAACGACTGGGACGCAAACAAACGGCTTTGCTTTGAAATTGACGATACAAGAACCAAACTTCAGAAACTTTGTGATAAAGTTCTTGGTAAGGGAAGCACATTGGTCAGTGTGTCCCTTATTATGAAAAACGGCACCGATGTCAGATTTCGGAGATACGACTTCAACTAAATACTCAGCGGTTGGCGCACAGCGTCAGCCGCTTTTTTATGCCGTTTTAGCTCAGTCTGGCAGAGCACCGGACTTTTAATCCGGGGGCCGTGGGTTCAAGCCCCACAAGCGGCACCACACCGGCAGCACGTCCGGCAAATAAACCCCTTATTGCCAAGCATGGCAGCCCGAGCAAGGGCAGAAAGGACTATCATATGGCACTCAAAAGAGCTGACATCCGCACGATTCTGGAGAACCCCGAAACCTCCAACGATGACAAGGTCGAAGCCATTCTGGACGCCCTGCACAAGGAGACGGACGGACTCAGAAACCAGCTGGATGAAGAAAAAGCAGCCCGCACACAGGCCGAAAAGGACCGGGACGCAGCCAACGGCGGCAAGCAGGCCGCTGAACAGGCACTGACCGACTACAAGGCCCAGCAGACCAAGAAGGACACCCACGCAGCCAAGGAAGCCAAGTTCCGGGAGCTGCTGAAGTCCGCCGGGGTGCTGGACAAGTATGCAGATCGGGTCGTGCGGCTGTCTGGCGAGGATATCGACAAGCTGGAGCTGGACGATAAAGGCGAGGTCAAGGACGCCAAGAAGCACACCGACAGCCTGAAAGCTGATTGGAGCGACTTCGTAGGCACTACGACCACCACCGGCGCGAAGGTGGACACCCCGCCCACCAACACCGGCTCCAAAATGACCAAAGACCAAATTTTTGCAATCAAGGACGCTGGCGAACGCCAGGCTGCGATTGCTGCAAATGCCGACCTGTTTACAGGCGGCGGAAAGGACTAATACATGGCAGCAAAAGAAAATATCACCATGACCACCGATATCACCGTAGCCGCGCGTGAAATCGACTTTGTGACCCGTTTCCAGCGCAACTGGGACCATCTGCGCACCATTCTGGGCATCATGCGCCCTATCCGGATGCAGCCTGGCACCGTGCTCAAAAGCAAGTATGCACAGGGCACCCTGCAGAGCGGCACCGTGGGCGAGGGCGAAGAGATCCCGTTCAGCAAGTACACCGTCAAGGAGAAGGAGTACGGCAAGATCACCATCGACAAGTACGGCAAGTCTGTCACCCTTGAGGCGATCCAGAATTACGGCTACGATGTCGCCGTGCAGAAGACCGATGATGAGTTCCTGTACGACCTGACCGCTCTGGTAACGGATAAGTTCTACAAGTTCCTGAACACCGGCACCCTGAAGGGCACTCCCAAGACCTTCCAGATGGCGCTGGCACATGCCAAGGGCGCGGTCGAGAACAAGTTCAAGACCATGCATCGCACCGTGACCGGCGTTGTTGGCTTTGTCAACGTGATGGACGTGTACGACTATCTGGGCAATGCCAATATCACCGTGCAGAACCAGTTCGGCTTCCAGTACATCAAGGACTTCATGGGCTACAACACCATCTTCCTGCTGTCCGACGGTGAGATCGCGAAGGGAAAGGTTATTGCCACCCCGGTAGACAACATCGTCATGTACTATGTGGATCCTGCGGATAGCGAGTTTGCCCGCGCAGGTCTGGTCTACCGGACCGCAGGCGAGGCAAGCAACCTCATCGGCTTCCACACTCAGGCAAACTACAGCACCGCAACCTCCGAGAGCTACGCCATTATGGGCGTGACCCTGTTTGCTGAGTATCTGGACGGTATCGCTGTCGAGACCATTACCCCGGGCGAGTGATCGCCCCTTTGTAAGGAGGACACCCCATGACTGTACCGGAGCTGTGCGTCTACACGCACAATTTTTTTGACCGGGCGGACGACCCCGTTGCCGGGGAGTTCGCCTTTGAGCCGGACACCGTGCCCGCCGGGGTAGTGCCGGGGCAGTATTTCCTCGTGTGCGGATCCATCTTCAATGACGGCATTCACAAGGCCGGGGACGGCGATCTGACCGCCGAGACCTTCACCGGGACGGTGCAGCCCATGCGCGTGCCGCCTGACTTTGTGGCGCTGGCTGAAAAAATCGACGCATACGACAAGGCGCTCCCGGCCGGTGGCGTGTATGTGTCCCAGTCCTTTGCCGGGTGGTCCGGCACGATGGCTACAGGCACGGACGGGCTGCCTGCAGACGGCAAGACCCGCTATAAATCCGAGATCAATCAGTGGAGGAAGATGTGACATGGTCAATTCGTTCACTGCATCCACCGTGATGCAGAGCTTTACCCAAAAATACCGTTTTCAGACCCGCAGCTATGAGCCGGACGGCGTGGGCGGCTTTGTTTCCGGTTGGCAGGACGGCCCGGAGTTTGAGGCCGTGGAGCGCCACGACACCACCGTGGAAGCTCAGGTGGCAGAGCAGGCCGACACGGCATCCACCTATACCCTGCTGGTCAACACCGGCGTTCCGCTGGCCTTCCCGGACTACATCAAGCGGGTGAGCGACGGGCAGACCTTCCAGATCACCAGCGCAGCAGACGAAGCCAAGGCCCCGCCGGAATCCGGCATGGGACTGCGAGCCGTCAAGTGCAAAAAGGCGGTGCTGCCGTAATGGGGCCGTCTGAGAGCATCAACCGGGCGCTGAACACGTTTTTTAACGGCTTTGGCATCCCGGGTTATCTGGAAGATAGCATCCCTCCTGCCGCTTCACTGCCCTATCTGACCTACAAGCCCACTATCCCCGGCGGGTGGAACGAAACGACATCCTTCCACGCCCGGCTGTGGTACCCCAGTAAGGGCGGCAGAGCCCCCATCCTGCAAACCGAGGATACGATCAGCGCGGCCCTCGAGGACAGCACAACGCTTTCCTGTGAGGGCGGCGCTATTCTTTTGCAAAAAGGCACCCCATGGGCACAGCCCCTCGACAACCCTCCCGAGGGCTATTTGTGCGAATACCTCAATTTTGAACTCACACGGTTTATACCGTGAGTAAAGGAGCAATATGGCAAGAAAATTTTCCAAAATTTCGCAGAAAGCGTTCGAATCCATGCAGTTCAACGCAGGCATCGTGGTCAACAAGTTTGATGTAACCGGCGAAACCGAAGTTCAGGACGCAGACATTATCACTGCCACGACCGGCGGCATCACCGCGACCTGCAAGGCAAACTTCACCGATCTGGGCGCGGATGTGGACAACGCCCAGAAGAACACCGCAGAGCTGATGCAGATCGAGGACTACGACTGCACGTTGGCCTTTACGGCCCTGAATGCAACCACTGACGTCATCAAGCTGGCGTTGGGCGCTGCGGATGTGAGTGACAAGAAGGTCACGCCCCGCATGACTCTCGACCCCACCGCCAGCACCGGTGACTTTAAGGACATCTGGTGGGTTGGAGACACGCTGGATGGCGGTATGGTTGCTGTCCGTCTGATGAACGCACTCTCCACCGGCGGTTTGACCCTGAAGACGACCGACAAGGGCAAGGGCAACATCTCCGTCACCCTGACCGGCTGCCCCCGTCTGGGCAGTGATACCGTGCCTATGGAGTGGTACTACAGCCCCAAGGCCGCAGCATAAGGAGGACACCGCATGAAATTTTTGACAGAGCTGTCCGATGAAGATTTTCTGCGCCACTGTTGGCAGATTGCCGATGTGGCAGAGGAGGTCTTGGAAAAATCCAAGATCATGGAGCTGCGCAAGGTTCTGCCGGTCCTGACCGGCGAGGAAACGCCGGAGGAGCTGGAACAGAAGAAGAAGGAGCAGGCAAAAAAGAACATTCAGGCTATGGCAAAAAGCTTGCTGTTCGACAATGCCGCTGCCACCGCAAAGCTGCTTCCGCTGCTCTATGAGCCGGACGTGGATGAAAACGGGGTGGTTGAAAATATCGGCCCGTTCAAGAAGATGCGCGCGGTGAAAGAGCTGTTGAACAACGATGATGTGCTGGATTTTTTGCTCTGGTGTCTGCCGTTGGTGCTGGCGGGTACAGACGCCTGATTTCTTCCATCAGCCCGGACGCGCTGCGGCTGTTTGGCAGGCCGTACATTTTGCAGCACTGCCTGAACACTTTGCGGCAAGAGCGCATCACGCTCAGCTATCAGGCGTACATGACGGACGCTCTGGCGCACCTTATAGGCGCGGAAGAGCGGTGGTACGACATGGTGGCCGGGCTTGTGGAAAACCGCCCACAGCCGCCGCAGCCGTCCGCTGATGAAGTGATAGCACGCATTAAAAATGGCTTGAACGGGGGTGATGGAACCTGAAACTTTTTGAATTGAGCGCCACCCTCGGGCTGGACGACAGCGCCTACCGGCAGGGCATCCAAAATGTGCAATCCGAGACAAAAAAGACCGTTTCTTCGCTGTCAGGAGAGTACAGCAAGGCCGCAAAGGCCGTAGTGGAGCTGACCAGACGTTACAACGAGTCGGTGGGCAGGACCGGCAAAGCGTCCTCTGAGACCAAAAACCTCAAGACCATGTTGGCGCAGGCAGAAGCACAGCTCAGGGCAACCACGACCGCGCTGAAAGCCGCAAACAACGGCATGGAAGGCTTTGCCAACTCCACGGATAAGGCATCCGGTAAGTCTCTGGCCGGTGCTATTGCACAAGGCACGGTCATGGCGGGCGTTTTCTCGAAGCTCGGCTCCGCTGCGCTCAGTGCCGCAGAGGGGTTCATCTCTTCCGGCATCGAGTACAACGCCCAGATCGAGAAATACACCACCGGCTTTACCAATATGTTGGGCAGCGCGGAAGCCGCCCAGCAGGTCATGAGCCAGATCCAGGAAGACGCGGCAAAAACCCCGTTTGATGTCGAGTCCCTGACAAAGGCCAACCAATACTTGATCTCTGCAGGCGAGAACGCTTCCTATGCACGCAATACCATCATGGCACTGGGCGACGCGGTCTCTGCGACCGGCGGCGGCAACGACGAGTTGAACCGCATGTCCCAGAACCTGCAGCAGATCGCTAACACCGGCAAGGCTACAGCGGCCGATATCAAGCAGTTTGCTTATGCCGGCATCGACGTGTACGGCATTCTGGCCGACTACACAGGCAAGTCCACCGCCGAAGTGCAGAAAATGACCATCAGTTATGATCTGCTGACGCAGGCTTTGCAGGCCGCATCCGAAGAGGGCGGGCGTTACTACAACAGCATGGACACCCAGAGCCAGACCATGAATGGCCGCGTTTCCACCCTGAAGGACAACGTGAGCCAGCTGACCGGATTGCTGACCGGCGATTTATCCGGCGGCATCGGCGTTGTAATCGGCAATCTGAATGATCTGATCGTAAAGGCGCAGGAAGCCTACAAAACGGACGGCTGGATTGGTCTCGCAGGCGCGATCACCGGCCTGACGGAGCCTATCAACACGGCAAAAAACGCTCTCAAGGACTTCGCGAGCAAAGCCACCACATGGCTGGATCAGCTGAGCTATAAACTCAACCGTTTTCTCGGAAAAGCCGCCACAGCAGACTTCGATACCTACGAAGAGTACGCGGATGCAAATAACCGGAAGAGTAACCGTAACAGGATGCGGGAAAATGCATTAAATGGCATTGGCATCAGCAACAAGAGCTGGTCGGAGCGTCAGGCGGAAGCGGCAGCAGCCAGTGGCAACAGAGGCAGCTCCATTACAACCAGCCCGTCTGGTTCTTCCACTGGCAAAAGATCCAGATCCTCCGGCTCCAAGTCCACCACCGAAACGGTCATTTCGTCCATCTCCAGCACGGCTACCACCACCGCACAGAATGCGCTGGGCACTGTGACCACCAGCATCCAGACTCTTACCGAGAAGGTCAAGGACAGCGCGGGCAAGATCAAAGACCGCATCACCGAGACCACCACCACGACCGGCAAGGAGATGGTGAACGGTGTTGCCACGACCTTTAAGCAGGTCGAGACCAAAGTCAACGGCACGGTCACAAAGGTCACAAAGACCTATGATGACATGTCAAAAACGCTGCTGGGCACCTTTACCAACATTTCTGAAACCACCGTTGACGGCATCACCACAAAGGTGCAGCAGGCGGTGGAAAAGTACGCGGACGGCAGCGAGCATATCAAGAAGACCGTCACAGAGACCGGCCAGCGCATCGGCGAGAACGGCGCGGAGACCTACGAGAAGATCATCACTTACATCGACGGCATTCAAGATAAGGTGACGGAGACCTCCAACGAGATCGACAAGAGCGTAAAGGGTACCCAGAGCCGCATTGATCAACAGCTGAGCGAGGCTTCCGGCCAGCTGGATAAGGGCATTTTCGGGCTGGTAAAGAACACCTTCAAAGACGCCAAAAACGGCGACTGGGCAAGTCTTGGGTTGGATTTTGTCAATCTGATCTGGGGCGAAGTGTCGCAGGGACAGCGTAATGTGATCTCTGATTGGCTCAATAAGGCACTGACCGCGGTCAATGAGGGCTACTTCAGCGGCGGCATCGGCAAGGCATTTGATATTTTCCAGAAGCTTTTTTCTGACGGCGGGGTAAAATCCGATATCGACGGTGTGACCAATTCGGTCAAGGCTTTTGGCGAGATCATCGACGGTCTTGCAAAGTCCGGCGGCGTGGGCGGAGCACTAGGCAGCATCGTGCAGAGCTTTTCCGGCATGGCAGGCGGCATCACGTCTGCGCTTGGCACTATTGTGTCTTTCGTTGCAGCAAATCCTATTCTTGCCCTGATCCTGGGCGTGGGCGCTGTCGCTGGCGGCATTGGCCTTGCCATGTGGATGGACAAGAAGAATAATCAGAAGCCTGTCAGCCACTACCAGAGTCCCTTTGACAAGACCGGCGTGTATGACAGTCTTGGCGCCTTCTCCACCCGTGCGGCCCTGCAGTACCGCGTTACCGGCCAGCAGTCCATTGTTGACCGGCAGACCAGCATTCTGGAACGCATTGAAGGGATGCTGGACGAGCATCTGCCGGACATCGGCAAGGGCCAGGTGGTCATGGACTCCGGTGAACTGGTGGGCGTGCTGTCGACCCGCATGGCGACCAACGTCGATGCACGCATCGGCGTGACAGTGGAACGGAAAGCGAGGGGTGTGTAATGGCAAAGCTTCTGGGGGCAAAAATCGGCAATTTTCACACCCTGACAGATTGGGGGCTGTACCTCAAGGTAGGCAGCCCTAAAATCGGCGCGGCAGAACCGGAAGAATACCTTGTGCAGGTCACCGGATCCGATTCACTGCTGAACCTGACCACATGGGACGATGGCAAGGTGCACTATAAAAAGCGCACCATCACCATGGAACTGCTGTGCAACGCGCCAAAAAGCAAGTGGCCCAGCATCGAAAGCACCATTGCCAATGCCATTCATGGCAAGTGGTTGCAGTGCCGTTTTGATGAAGACCCGGCGTGGTACTGGGAAGGGCTTTGGAAAGTCACACCATCCCGCGACCGGCTTTCCAGCGCCTTTACCATCACCGGCACCTGCAACCCCTTCAAGCGCAGCGTCTACGACGGCACCAACGACTGGCTGTGGGATGACTTCAACTTTGAAACGGACATCGTGCGCAACTACACGAATATCCCGCTCAAGGCGGGCGAGGACAAAGAGGTGTCCATCACCGGTGCACCGCGTGCGGCCGGCATCTACTTCCAGCGCAGCGAGACCGCCGCAAACATCGCGGTGTCTCTCAATGGCTTTGAGGTGGGCATTCTGGCCAAGTCCACCGACTGGCAGTATATCGAGGGGCTTACTATGCCGGATGGCGTAGTGGGCACCCTCGTTTTTGCTGCATCGGCAGACTGCAGCATCAGTATCAAGTATTTGGGGGCAAGCCTATGAGCTACAAAGTTTATGCTGGTGTGCAGACGGATGTAGACACATGGAAAACTAAGGTCTGTATCCACGATATCAGCGACATTACCGACACGAAAAAGCTCATCAGCCCCACGCTGACCCGCGAAGTGGGTAAAGCTGGCTCTTTTGAGTTTACCATGCCGCTGGGCAATGTGGCACACTCTGCGCTGCAAAAGCTGCGCACTACGGTAGAGGTGGAACAGGACGGCGTTTCCATCTGGCAGGGCCGTCCCATGAGCCATGAACAGGATTTTTTGATGCGTCAGAAAATCTACTGCGAAGGGGAGCTTGCGTATCTGAATGACAGCGGAATTGCGCCGTACGCTGCAAAAAATGTGAGCTTTTCGCAGTTTCTGGAATGGATCTGCGATAACCACAACGGAATGGTAGATGCATACAAAGCTTTTACTCCCGGCAATGTGCAAATGGACATTCCCATGATCGTGCCCTATATCGACGGCATCAAAGTCGTGCAGGTGGGTTACAGTTACGATTCTAATGATGGAGATTACATTTACCACTGGGGAATTGTAGATCCCGTGGATGGAAAGACGAATATTTTCTATGAGGAAACAGAGATCAACAAAGCTTCCTGCCTGAGCTGGGAAATCGATGAAGAGCACATTGCGGAAGGCCGCATTATTTCACGGATTGGAAGCAACAATTTCCGCGTGCGTCTGTTTGCAGCCTATGTAAA